GTAAAGAAATATGGTCGTACAACAACCATGCTGAGTATTTTTGAAGCTAGAAATACCAGTCGTATCAAGATAGAAATAGCTCGCAATAACTTGCTCAGGAAGATTCATGGCTAGATTATTTGTCTACGGCGATAGTTACAGCACACCAGGATTCTGTGTAGAACCCAAGGATTCTTGGTGGGGGCTGATTGCATCTGCTTTGAAAATTCACGGTATAGAGAACTACAGCTGGCCTGGCAACAACATTGACAGCATATCACATCTTGTTGTTGCTGGCGCTGGATTTGCTCGAGATGACTACGTAATCATTGGTGTTCCGCCTATTGAACGTTTTACTGTGTATGATCCTGATGGACAGCCTCCCATACGGTATAGATTTTTTAACAATCTTGAAGAAATAGATCGCCAACCTATACTAGAGCATGATGGGCTACGCCAAGTGACCACACATCAGTTGGGCAAAGGTTATGTCATGAGCTGGAATCGCAGTTGGCAAGAAGCACAGGTGTTGAGAGAGCTGTTTCTTTTAAAACAGTACATCCTAGGCTGGACGCCGCATGTGCTGATAGTGAATTTGGCCGAACCTTTCCAACCTCAAACAGATTGGCCAGTGTTGGGCAGTATCCAACGACGCTTCTTGGCAGATCCTTACAGTATTTTGTTTGAGGACACATATTATTCTGTCAACAAAGGCATCAATCGTCCAGTGGACTTTGACTCTTTTGGCTGGCACGGTCATCACAGCGCAGTGGGCAATCGTCACTGGTATGATACTGTGCTGGAACCCAGGATCAAACACTTGGGGTGGACATGATTTACTTTGTCGGATGTAGCATTACCATGGGTGCAGGATATCCTGATCAGCAACAAGATCCAACGATATATCCCAACATCGTGTCACGAACCATGCATACTCATGCTGACAATCAAGCTGAAGGTGGATCCAGCAATCTGAAGATATTCACTCGTGCAGCCAAGGCCTTGCTGGATAGATCGCACGATGCCTATTTTGTGCAATGGAGTGCTCTACATAGGCATTGGGTCTACCCCAGTCCCAAACAAGGATTCTATATTGGTAGCTATGCCGACAATGGTCTGGTTGACCGATCATTTGTGGCCCAATACCAGTTGCTGAATCATGACTATGGCAATATAATGAGTCTAATAGACTACACAAGGATACTACAACAAATGGCCGATGATGCCAGCAGTAACATTTGGTTTGTCAACGGTATGCTACCCTGGACCGAGGACATGCTGACAGGAACAGAACCTAGCCAATATGCTCGGCAGTTGTATCAAGGACTGTCAGAACAGGAAACACAAGATTTCAAACAACGACTACAAAATAATCTTGAACTCATTGACTGGAAGCAATGGATCAACCCTTGGCACAGCATTGCTGACCTACAGACCGACGATGCACCTTTGGATACCCATCCTGGGCCCAACACACACGCCAAGTTGGCCGAAATGATTTTAGATATCATTGACAACATTGATACATAACAACGAAAGATATTATGAAAGATTATTCAGTAGAAGTCCAGCGACTGTTTCTTGAGATTATGTTGCAAGACGCACAGAGCTTTGTACGAGTGCAAAACATCTATAACGATGAAAACTTTGATCGTAGTCTGCGTAGTGCGGCCAAGTTTATCAAAGAACACGCCGACAAGCACAAGACACTGCCTGATCGTAAGCAGGTACGAGCAGTGACCAGCGTAAACTTGGAAGAGATTCCTGAACTCAATGACGGACATCTTGACTGGTTCATGGAAGAGTTTGAGGGATTTACCCGCCGTCAGGAACTAGAACGTGCGATCCTTAAGTCAGCAGACTTGTTGGAAAAAGGTAACTTTGATCCTGTGGAAAAGTTGATCAAAGATGCTGTGCAGATTTCGTTGACCAAAGACCTTGGCACAGATTACTTTGATGACCCCAGAGCTCGGCTCATGGCTCTAAAAAACAACAACGGGCAAAACTCCACAGGGTGGCCTGCGCTGGATCGATTGCTGTATGGTGGATTCAATCGCGGTGAACTACAAATCTTTGCAGGTGGCTCAGGCTCGGGCAAGAGCTTGTTCATGCAGAACTTGGCAGTGAACTGGGCACAGGCAGGACTCAACGGATGCTACATTACACTAGAACTGAGTGAAGGGCTGTGTTCAATGCGTATTGATAGCATGATGACAAATACATCCAGCAAAGAGATCTTCCGAGACATTGACACAGTGGAAATGAAGGTCAAGATGATGCAGAAAAAGTCTGGTGCGCTACAGATCAAGTACATGCCAGCACAATCAACAGTGAATGATATCCGTGCATACTTGAAAGAGCTACAGGTCAAGACAGGCAAACGAGTAGACTTCCTATGTGTAGACTACTTGGACTTGATCATGCCTGTCAGCGCCAAGGTATCGCCTAATGATTTGTTTGTCAAAGACAAATATGTGTCAGAAGAACTACGCAATCTGGCCAAAGAGCTCAATGTGTTGTTTGTCACAGCTTCACAGCTAAATCGTGCGGCAGTGGAGGAGATCGAGTTTGACCACAGCCATATATCGGGCGGTATTAGTAAGATCAACACAGCGGACAATGTATTTGGTATCTTTACCAGTAGAGCCATGCGTGAGCGTGGACGCTATCAAATCCAGCTGATGAAAACCCGAAGTTCTTCGGGTGTGGGGCAAAAGGTAGATTTAGAGTTTGATATTGAGAGTCTGCGCATCAGAGACCTTGGAGAAGATCAACAGCAAAGTTCAGGATTTGTCAAGAAGCCCAGCATCTATGAATCAATCAAGGCCAAGAGCCAAGTATCTGAATCAGTGGATGAAGAAACTGGTGAAGTTGCCAAAGTATCAGCTGATGTACACAGCTCAGCATTGAAAAAAATGTTGAACAATATCAAAGCCAATGGATGATGTACGACATCAATCAGGTGCGTCATGTACATTTAGAAATATCCAGTAGGTGCAACGCGGCCTGCCCGCTGTGCCCCAGGAACTTCTACGGCTATCCCTACAATGATGGCTATCTCGAACATGACATGACCTTGAGTGAAGCACAACAGATATTTTCCAAAGAGTTTCTTGGCCAGATCAAAGAAATATATGTAAATGGAAATTTTGGTGATGCGGTGATGAATCCACACACTGTTTCTATACTCTCATATTTTAAACAAACTAATCCTGATCTTTCTATCACGATCAGTACCAATGCCGGCGCCAGAGATCGAGAGTTTTGGCAAGCCTTGGCTCGGCTGGGAACAATAGTGCATTTTTGCATCGATGGGTTGGAAGATACTCACAGTCTTTACCGTCAAAATACTCTTTATTCCACAGTTATCCGAAATGCACAAATCTTTATTTCAGCAGGCGGGCATGCTGTGTGGAAAATGATCGAGTTTGACCACAATCAACATCAATGGGATCAAGCTCGCGCTCTTGCCAGCACCATGGGATTCCAGGAGTTTCGACTGGTCAATCATGGTAGAGATCAGGCTCCTGTTTACAACACGCAAGGCCAACTAACACACGTGATTGGACGACCAAAAACTACAGATTTCAAAGTGCTGTTCGACAGTAGAAAAACAGACGAGGTCTTACTAGAGGACATTGTGCCTGGCCGAGAACCCAAGCCTATTGGATGCCAGGTACAAAAGAACAAATCTGTTTACATATCCAGCACTGGTGATGTATATCCCTGTTGCTTTTTGGGATTTAATCCACGGCAATATGGGCATGGCAACTATCATCAGGCCGCCAATGCCCAAGTCAGTCCGTTGATAAAGAATAATAATGCCCTGGAAAACAGCATGGAGTCATGTATTTCCTGGTTTTCCGCAGTGGAAAACTCCTGGTCGATCCCTACATTTGAAGCGGGCCGCTTGGTTATTTGCAATGACGTTTGTGGACAAAGCCAATAAATATAAAACAAAGGCTTTGTGATCATGCAAAAAAAGACCCGTAGTATATTAGAAGAGCTCGATGCTATGTACATCGACCGAGATCGCCGACATGTGATAGAAAATCGCGCCAGCAATATCATTGCCAGTGCCATACGTCTCATGGAGCAGATTGAGCAAACCTACGATGCTGAACAAGCAGAAAATCTACAGCGCAAACTGATCAATGCCATAAAGATGCGTGATGCATCTAAGTTTACACGCACAGTAAGGCGCACTGATGAAAGTCAATGATATTGTCAAAGAGGGAGTATTCGATGATTTGCGGGCTATTGGAAAAGCCAGCCAAGCTCAGAATGCCCAAAAAATCAAACAGGCATTTGCTTCGTTTAAAGGTGATATTACTCCCCAGTGGTATAAAGCTCTAGCCGACAAAGTAGGAGCAGAGAAAGCCAATCAACAAGCAGGTCAGCTGGCAGCTGCCTGGACACAGGCTTGGGACAAAGAATTTGAGCGTATAGAAGCCGCGGCAGGCAAACCATTCAGCGATGATGAGTACCGAGGATTATTTCGTAGTTGGTTAGAAAAAGCAGCCAAAGTCAATGTTGATGAATACCCACTGAGAACAATGATTCCTGTGCAGAGTATCGAAGCAGTAAAACAATATTTTACAAATCATTTTATTCCTGGATATCTCAAAGCACAGGCCAACCCTGTGTTTGTAATACCCAATGGTACGGTAGTAAATACCACCACCACTGTGGGCAGGAAAACCAGCAGGATCCAATATACCTGGGACAGTTCTAAAGGACGTTTCATTGATCCTCGTGGTGCTGAAGTTCCTACCTATACTGACTTACACTCTGATCTTGTACAGCAGGCCATGGACATGGCTTCGGCCGCGTCAGGCGGTACTATGACCATCGGAGGCGGCGGTGCGGCTACTATCTGAAGGTGGCAACGTCTTCAAAGACAAAGACGGAAACCCACTCACACAACGGATCAATCAGAGCGATGTAGCAGCCACAGTGATGTGGATAGAACAACTCACTGGCCTGGAGTTTCCACGCGAGCGATGGCTAGGCAGCACGGGCAAAAAAACCACATCAGGCGATTTAGATCTTGGTGTAGATCTCAGCGAGATATCCAAGGATCAACTGGCTGCCAACCTCACACAATGGGCACAGAGCCATGGGCTTGAACCCAAGGAGTGGATCAAAAAAGGTGGTGAGGTACACTTAAGGACTCCCATTGCCGGAGATCCCAAACGTGGGTACGTACAAACAGATTTTATGTTTTTTCCCAACCTAGACTGGGGCACATTCTTTTATTCAGGCGGCGAAGACAGTGCCTACAAAGGTATGAATCGCAATGTGCTAATGAGTAGTATCGCCAAACAGCTAGGCCTCAAAGTAGGAGCCAATGGTATGTTTAGCCGCACCACAAACCAACTGGTGGATGGTGGGTTGGATCCTGACTATGTGGCCAAAACCTTGTTGGGTAAACGAGCCACAAGAGAAAACTTGAAGAATGTTGAAAGCATTTATGCATCGTTGGCCAAAGATCCACAGCGTGATGCCAAGCTGGCAGACTTTCGAGAATATCTAGCACGTGAAGGCTTGCCTGATCCTGATGCACCTGTGGCTGAGAATGATGTACACTTCTTGGCCCGACTGCGCGACCGTATTGTCAACCAAGGCATGGTCATGATCATGGAAGCCGGGAGAATCGAACATCCTGAGGATTTGGTATTTGAAATAGGTAGCCAAGGCATACAAAAAGCTATCATAGGCTTGACCAACGCGGCCAAAGATCCCAGTTCAGTCACAGTCAAGTGGGACGGAAAGCCTGCTATCATATTTGGCCGTAAACCCAATGGAGAGTTTGTTCTTACAGACAAGAGTGGATTTGGAGCCAAAGGTTACGACGGCTTGGCCACATCTCCTGAACAGATTGCTCGCATCATGGCCACTCGCGGCGGCGAGCGTGGCGAACTAGTTGCACTATATCAACGACTGTTTCCATTGTTAAAAGCTGCCGTGCCTGCTGACTTCCGTGGGTACATACAAGGAGATCTGTTGTACAGCGCAACTCCGCAGGTCGTCAACGGTGAATATGTGTTTCGCCCCAACACAGTGACTTATGCAGTACCTGCTAGTTCTGAGTTAGGAAAACAAGTTGGACAGAGCCAAGCCGGAGTGGTCATTCATACATCATTGGCAGAGCCTGGTGCACCAGCACAGCCAATCAGAGCTGCCGATCTAAGACCAGTTCCTGGACTGTTGATACTAGATCCTAGCTTAAAAGATCCAAAACCAGTCACGCTGGATGCTGGTGCCATGGGTGACATTAGAAAGATAGCCACCACACAAGGTGCGGCCATTGATCAGCTGTTTAATCCTCAGGAACTGCGAGCCAGAAAAATAACAAATCTGCCACAGTTGATGAAAACTTACATCAACAGTCGTGTGAGAGAAGGTAACTTCAACAATCTCATAGGTGGGTTTGGCCCTTGGTTACAAGCCAAGGAACCTGCCAAAGCACCGCGTATATTCGAGTGGGCTACAGAAAACAAACAAGCAGTGGCCGCTGTGTTCCAAGTGTTCCTTGATATCACGGCTGTTAAAAATGCTCTGGTACAACAGCTTGACAGTCAAGCGCACGATGTCAGGGCTTACATTGGCAACGAGCCGGGGCACGAAGGCTACGTTGGACACGGCATAAAGTTTGTGGACCGTATGCGTTTTAGCCGAGCAAACTTTGCCCAAAACAATCCCGATCAAGGTTGATACCCACCGATTTCTCCGTTCAGGTATAAATAAAAGTAGGCCCAATGAGGTCATATATTAAGGAGATTTAAAATGGCACAATTTACAAGAGTCAATGGTGATTCACAACCAGTATTCGCACTAGACGTACAAAACGGTCCAGTTGCACCTTCAACATCTTTGGCAGGCGTTCCAGTCCAGCCAGCAGGTCCTAAGCTCGACTTCTTCCGTGCAGTTGCTAACAACAGCATCAACGGCGAAGGCGGTGTAGCAGAGTATGTTGCTAACGTTATCACAGCGATCCAGCAAACATCTACTGTAGCTATGTACCAAGTTGACGGCGTAGCACTTTCTGTTGCTGTGTACCCAACAGGTGCTTTTGCTGATGCAGCCGCTTTCTTGGCAGCCGCAAACATCACATACACTGGCTTCCAGTTGAATAGCGCAACAAACAACGGTTTCAAGTTGTCTGCTTAATCGCTCGACACTTTAACCTAAAAAGCCCTAGTTCTTTAACTAGGGTTTTTTTATGGCTTAAATACCTGCATGAGCGGAGAATATGTTTTTGAAAGCCCCGACGGTGGACACACAGTTTATCGGAGGCATGTTGGCAAACAAGATCGAGAACTAGTTTCTGTTGATAAAGAAACTCAGGACAAGATAAACCAAATCAAGGAAGACAAACTCTGGGGGAACATACGCCGAGCTTCTATTAGAGATCCTGCTCTCAAAGAAATGTTAGATCAGGTCAAGGTATATTATGAACTCAAGCACAATGCTAAAGATTGAATGTTTGTGCTTGTTTGATATCACGGCTACAGCAGTAAACGGACACCAACGCAACATAGAATACCCCTATGTCAGTAAAACCGGCACAGTGATAAACGATCAACTGGAACTGGCTCGTGCTCGCAATAACAGCGCAATCTAG